TGCTTACGACATAGACAATGCGGGCTACGATTCATACGAAGAAGCCGTTGAAGAACTAAAACATTGCTTAAAGCAAGGTGTGGCGGAAGGTGGTGCTGAGACAAGTTGGTCTAATGACACAGATACGATTACACTACAGGATATTTTAGAATTAACCAAACACATTAAACAAATAAATTTACCGATAAACGATAATCTAAAGAGTAAACTACTTCATTGGGAAGGTAACCCAGAAGAAATAGAAAGAGTTAATCAAGTAACGGTGTCTAATCAATTTCCTATTTTAATTATGGTAAATGAGCAAGGTCAAATAGAATGGATCCTTGATGGCAACCATAGACTACATAAAGCAATACAGTCCCAAGCAAAAACAATACCTGCTAAACTTATTAGACCCAACAATCTTAACGACAAAGCAAAGAAAATATTTAATATAAAAGAACAAGGTGTGGCGGAAGGCCATCCTGAGGACGACGATGATCACGAGTGTTATGATTGCCGCGGCACTGGCGAAGGCCAACACGAAGGAACCAGTTGCAGAACCTGTGGTGGTACTGGCGTAGCACGCCCAGATCACGAAGAAGATGATTCAGATTATGAAGAACGCTTAAATTATCGCAGAAGATTTAGAGAAAGTAAAATCTATTATAATGTAGTAGGTACACCTGCTGCAGCATTGCGTGAACAGTTTGGTATGAGAAAAGACCGCAATGGTTGGTACTTGAAAGAAACTGCTGGCCGTAAGCGTATACTTGAGGCACACAAAGCATTTGGTAATCCTTTGACAGAAGGTATGAATCTAGCTGCTTATAATGGCAGTACTGCTATCATCGGCGACGGTAATGCCATTAGTCCAGTGGGCAGTAATCCACGCAGACAACAAGAATTGATCCCTACACGAAATAGTAAAGCGAAGAAAAATGGAAGAATTAGTTAAAGCTCTCAAAATTGCATTTAGTACTGAATTCAGTTTCTATTTGAAAAGTCACTACTTTCACTGGAATGTGGAAGGTGCAGACTTTTTTGAATATCATCAATTGTTTGAAGCTATCTATAGCGAAGTTTACGAAAGCATCGATCCATTTGCAGAAAACATTCGCAAATTAGGCAGTTATACTCCTGGCAGCTACACACGCCTAAGTATGCTGACACAAATTGAAGACGAAACCGATATTATTCCTGCTAAAGCAATGATTGCAGAATTATTGGAAGATAATGAAAAAATAATCAAAGTATTAAAACTGGTGTTCGAACTTAGCGAGCGCGAACGCGAAGCTGGACTCAGCAACTTTTTAGCCGAAAGAATGGATGCACATCGCAAACACGGCTGGATGTTGCGTGCTAGCTTAAAGTAAGACCTTGGCCTTAGGACCGGGAGGGCGGGTGCTGCCCAGAATGAAGGAATTCGCTACTCTTTTATTCCAAAGTGACCTTGACTTTCTAATTAAATATAGTATAATCAACTATAACTTTTAATTCAATTATGATCATTTGGTTCAACTGTAAAATTACCGACGTAAGACTCAACCCTAACGTAATCCCCCGATACAATCTGCGCAACGACAATAGATACGATATTGCAAAATACAGCTTTGCCAGTTACGCACCATTACTACCATTAACTACTAAATTTATTTTTAATTTAGAACTAGCAGATGCATTTGCCGGCCGTGAAGCAGATATGCAGGCCTGGTTAGAAAGTATCTTTCCAGCAGATAGACTTAGCATTCATTGGTATAGAGCCAACACAAAAGAACAATGGCAAGCAGTCAAAGACGAAATGGATCAACTGGACGATGATCTAGTGTTCCCAATGGGTAATGAAGATCATATTTTTATGGACAGCAGTATTGAGATTATGTCTCGAGGATTAGACCTATTGCTTGCAGATCCAGATCCTTTTGCAGTTATCGGCACTAGCCATTATCCTGAAAGTATTCGTGCTTCCTATTTGGGACACGGTGCATTGACTGAGTGTAAGTCATATTTGGTTTGGAATTTTCCCTGCAATGATGCAATTCGCATTATGAAAAAAGAATTTTTGCAGTATTACATTACAAACTTTCCAGTTACCACAGGTCCAGTATTTAGAACAGAAAATTGGAATTCAGTAATGTTGCCTGACAACACAATGTATACTCCTATCAAAGAACAGTTTAGACATTTTGATGGATATCATCACGTGGGCATCAATGCAGAAACTGCTCCACCTTTGGAAATTCCTCCAGGATTTTTTGAAAGTGCAATAATTGTTCGTTATGGATTCGATGATAATGATGCTAACAGTATCAACATCAATCCATTGGCAAAGAATTTATACGCTGCAGATATCAACGGTGCTGACTATAAATTTACACTACAAGATATGCCATTATTTTGGTTGCCTTATATCAAAGAAATATTGTCTGCAGACAACATTGATCATCAAGCAATGGCCGAAGCTAGAGATCGATACTATATAGATTTGGCAAGAGTACACTTTAATTGGCCACATTTTAATCTAAGATTTGATGACTCAAATCAAATACCTTATGATTGGATTAGTCCAGTTATGATGGTAACCGAATTTGCAGAAGTAGATTGACTTACTGCAGGTATTCCTGTACAATAATTTTTTAGGAGAACTTATGAGCGACCGTACATTCAATGGCGAGGCGAAAATTAAACTTACCCAATTAATCAATGAGGGTATGACTGTACTACAAGAAGTAGAAGATCTTACTGCTGGACTTAACGACACAGTTAAAGCAATCGCAGAAGAATTGGAAATTAAACCAGCATTGCTTAAAAAAGCAATTAAAATTGCACACAAGGCTAAATTAGGCGAGACCAATAAAGATCACGACGAGCTTAATACTATTTTGGAAACTGTAGGTAAAACCCTTTAATGGATCAAATATCAAATGCATTTGTCGATATTTATAAATGGGCCGAGCGAGATTATCGCGAGTGGCCACTGAGGTTCTGTGTTGAAATATTGGCTTGGGCTATTAGTATTAGTTGTAGCCTCACCATGGCTATTACAGTACCCAATCCTCCTCTTTTGGCTCTTTACCCTGTTTGGATATCTGGTTGCGCTATGTACGGTTGGGCTAGTTGGACTCGTGGAAGCTTTGGTATGCTTGCTAATTACTGTTTGCTTGTTAGCATTGACGCTGTGGGGTTATTCAGGATGATCACTCAATGAGTTACGTAGACGCATTATTTGATCGCAAAGGTGATCGCATACACATTGTAGAACGTGTAAATGGCGAACGGGTATACAAAGAGTATCCTGCCAACTATGTGTTTTATTACGATGACCCAAGGGGCAAGCACCGTACTATTTACGGCACACCTGTTAGTAGATTTACCACCAACAACGGTAAAGAGTTCCAAAAGGAAATGCGTATACAGGGTAATAAGCGACTATGGGAAAGCGATATCAAACCTGTATTCAAATGCCTTGAAGAAAACTATTTAGGTGCAGAACCTCCCAAGTTACATACTGCATTTTTTGACATTGAAGTAGACTTTGATCCTAAACGTGGATTTAGTCCAGTTAGCGATCCGTTCAATGCTATCACTGCCATCAGTGTGTATATGGATTGGTTGGAAAAACTAGTAACGCTGGTAGTACCTCCCAAAGGTATGAGCTGGGCCACCGCAGAAGAAATTACTAAAAAGTTTGATGACTGCTATATCTTCGAACGTGAGGAAGATATGTTGGATACATTTCTTAACCTAATAGACGATGCAGATATCCTAAGCGGTTGGAACTCGGAAGGCTATGATATTCCCTATACCACTGGACGCATTACTCGTGTGCTCAGCAAAGACGACACACGCAGATTATGCTTGTGGGGACAATATCCCAATCAAAGAATGTTTGAACGCTATGGTACAGAAAGCGTAACATTTGATTTAGTTGGTAGAGTCCACTTGGACTATATGCAACTGTATCGCAAGTATACATATGAAGAACGCCACAGTTATAGCTTGGATGCTATTTCTGAATATGAACTAGGAGAACGCAAAACACAATACGAAGGCACATTAGATCAGTTGTACAACAAGGATTTTCCAACGTTTATTACTTATAATCGCCAGGATACCATGTTGTTATCACGATTGGATAAGAAACTAAGATTCTTAGACTTAGCAAATACCATTGCTCACGATAACACGGTGTTATTGATGACCACAATGGGCGCAGTAGCAACAACAGAACAGGCAATTATCAATGAAGCACACAGTCAAGGATTGGTCGTACCTAACAGGAAACATAGAGAAGAAGAATCAGACACAGAGTCGCAGGCCGCAGGTGCCTATGTTGCTTATCCCAAAGTCGGAATGCACGACTACATCGGAGCAATTGACATCAACTCGCTCTATCCCTCGGCTATTCGAGCCCTTAATATGGGACCAGAAACAATTATTGGACAGCTGAAACCTGTAATGACTGACCACTACATCAAAGAAAAGATGTCCAGTGGTTCTAGTTTTGCAGCTGCTTGGGAGGGATTGTTTGGCAGCTTTGAATACGAAGCAGTTATGCGTGGCGATGCCGGAACTGAAATTACTGTTGAGTGGGAAGCGGATGGTACCAGTGATGTAATGAGTGCTGCTGATATTTGGCGACTGGTATTTGACAGCAACAAGCCTTGGACTATTAGTGCCAATGGCACATTGTTTACCTATGAGAAAAAAGGTATTATCCCGGGACTGCTAGAACGGTGGTATGCTGAACGTAAACAGATGCAGGCCAAGCTCAAAGAAGCTATTGCGGCCGGAGACAAGGCCGCAGAAGAATACTGGGACAAACGACAACTGGTTAAGAAGATTAACTTGAATAGTCTGTATGGTGCTATTTTGAATCCAGGTTGTAGATTCTTTGATCATCGTATTGGACAAAGTACTACACTAACTGGCAGAACTATTGCTAAACATATGGATAGTTTTGTAAATGAAGCTATCACTGGAAAATATGATCACGTGGGTGATGCTATTATCTATGGTGATACTGACTCAGTTTATTTTACTGCTTGGCCTGCTATCAAAGATGATGTGGCAGCCGGTCGTATGGAATGGAATAAGGATACTTGTATTCAGGTATATGATAATATTGCTGATCAAGTCAATGATTCATTCCCAGGATTTATGGAACGTGCTTGCCATTGCCCCCGTGAGATGGGCGCTATTATCAAAGGTGGCCGAGAACTTATTGCCACTAAAGGTCTTTTTATTAAAAAGAAACGATACGCAGTATTGATCTTTGACAAAGAAGGCAAGCGACAAGATGTTGGCGGTAAGCCAGGTAAAGTTAAAGCCATGGGCTTGGACTTGAAGCGTAGCGATACTCCCAAAGTAGTGCAAGACTTTTTAAGTGAAATCTTGTTAGATGTGCTAACTGGTACAGAAAAAGAAGACATTTATAAAAAGGTCAAAGACTTTAAGTTATTGTTCCAAGACCGCCCGGCTTGGGAAAAAGGCACACCCAAACGTGTCAACAACTTGACCAAGTATACTGCCGAAGAAGCAAGACTTGGTAAAGCCAATATGCCCGGACACGTTCGTGCTGCTATGAACTGGAACAATCTGAAACGTATGTACGGTGACAACTATAGTATGGGCATTGTTGATGGTATGAAGACCATCGTATGTAAACTCAAAGATAATCCACTGGGCTACACCAGCGTAGGATATCCCACTGATGAAACACACATTCCACAGTGGTTCAAAGATTTACCATTTGATGATAACCTAATGGAATCCACCATTGTAGATCAAAAGGTAGACAACCTGTTGGGAGTATTGAACTGGCAAATTGCCGAAAATACTGACATCAGTTCAACCTTTGCTGATTTATTCACTTTTGAATAAACAGGCATTGATTTTTCTAAATATATCATATACAATAACACAACATTAAGGAAATTAATATGAAAGACCACCTTTTAGACATCGTACAACATACACACAGCCTCGGAGGCATTGATATTGCTAAAGTTACAGGCACAGAAGATAATACCATTTTAGAAGCACTTTCTGAAAATCGTAGCATCATTCTGCAGGCCAAATTCAAAGGACCAGTAGCAGATTTTATTGGAGTATTTGGTATGCCTAATCTCAGCAAACTAAACACTATTTTGAATATTCCAGAATACAAAGAAGACGCAGTTATTACTGTTACTCGCCAAACCAAAGGCGAAGATAATGTACCAGTAGGCGTACACTTTGAAAACAAAGCTGGTGACTTTAAGAATGATTATCGTTTTATGGCAGAAGCTATTGTAAGTGAGCAATTGAAAAGTGTTAAAATGAAATCTGTTAAATGGATTGTAGACTTTGTGCCTTCTAATAACAGTTTGCAAAGATTGAAATTCCAAGCCAGTGCTAATAGTGAAGAGCCTAATTTTTCTGTAAAAACAGAAGGCACGGATCTTAAATTTTACTTTGGCGATCACAGTAGCCACGCAGGAGACTTTGTGTTCCAAAGCGGTATCAGTGGCAAGTTGACTAAAACTTGGAGCTGGCCAGTTGCAGCAGTTACTAGCATTTTGAGCTTGCCCGGTGACAAAACATTTAAGATCAGTGACGAAGGTGTTGCAATGATTACTGTAGACAGTGGCATTGCTGACTACAACTATATGTTACCTGCACAAACAAAATGATCCGAGACGACTTAACCAGTAAGCAAAGCGACTATGCGGTATTTTTACCAGCACTCAGTAGCTTTTATGGCACTTACATAGGCAAACAAAGGCACGATCCCAACTACATAGATCCTGCTCGTATACCTGCACAATTTGAAAATGGAATTGAGGGCCTTAACTGGTTAAACAGTAAAGAAGGATACTTTCATTACAAATGGGCATTGTATAGTGCAGGGCACGCCAATTTGGATGTTAATAAATTCGATCCCAAAGAAGATATGGTTCGCAATCGTGATCCCAATACCTTTGTATTGGGCGATAGTGGCGGATTCCAAATTGGTAAAGGGGTATGGGAAGGCGATTGGAAAGATCCCAATTGTCCCAAAGCTATGAAGAAACGTAGCCAAGTATTAAGCTGGATGGATGCTTATATGGATCGCGGTATGACCCTGGATATTCCAGCGTGGGTAGCCCGTAGTCCTGCAGGCCAAAAGGCCACTGGCATTTACTCATATCAAGATGCAGTTGATGCTACC